GGGCACTCTGATTTATCCGATGCGGCAATTAAAAAATTAGATCAGGCAATTGATGCTTGTGGAATTAGAAAATTAATTCGCCCAAATGTATTAAAAGCAAAAAACAATGCAACTGGAGATACTAATAAAGGAAAAGAATTTCCAGGTGGAGATTTAAAAGCAGGTTCAGTTACGAATCACAATCTATTAAGGCAGCATGATGTAATGATTATGATTGTGGATGATTACGATGCAGCAAAAGGAAGTTCAAAAGATGCAGGAGCAACGAGGGAATTAGTGCAAAAGCGTACATCTGCATTTGCTCATAAACGTAAAATCTACTGGGTATCAAGTCCACAGTTAAAAGGAGCATCAAATATTGAAGAATGTTTTTTATTGGGCGATCAAAGGCATTGGTACGTACCGTGCCCATGTTGTAACACACCAATTACATTACAATGGACTGTTCCAGTTAAAAATTCCGATAAAATTGGCGGTATTACATGGAAATTAGATGAAAATAATAAACTGATTGAGGATAGTGTAGGCTATATTTGTCAAGAATGCGGCGGTTTTTTTGATAGTTCACATAAATATGAAATGAATTTAAAGGGGCAGTGGATACCGCACGAACCTAATCCAGTAGAACCAAACCATTACAGCTATTATATTTCATCCTTATACGCCCCTCCTGGTATGGATGATTGGACTCATTATGTTAAACAATGGTTAAACGCAAATCCACCAAACGGAACTAGGGATGAAAAAAAGCATCAAACATTTTTAAATGTTGTTTTAGGGCAAACTTATGAACCAACAGGAAAAGAATTAAAAGCAACAGATATACAAAGGAATATTCAAAACTACGAAATAATGACTATTCCAGAAAAATTATCAATTGAACACGGAAACGGAAAAATAGTGTTACTAACTTGCGGAATAGATTTAAATGGTAGGGAAGATGATGCAAGATTAGATTATGAGATTGTAGCATGGAGCGAAAGCATGGCTACTTATTCGATTAATCATGGTAGCATAGGTACATTTATACCGAGAGAGGGAAAAATAAAAGCCGATAGAGAAAAATGGAGTTATGAACATGGAGTTCCAAATTCAGTATGGAGGGAATTGGATAAAATATTATCAAATATTTTCGTAACCGATACAGGGCGAAGAATGAAAGTTCAAATTACTGGATTGGATAGTGGATATTTAACACAACACGTTTATAACTATATAGACAATTCAAATTTAGCTGTAGTTGGTATCAAAGGTAAGGATTTTGATAAATACATTCCAATAGGTAAAGATGTTAAATCATACCATCAAGCTAAAGAAAAATCTAATTTATATTTAGCAGAGGTAAACATAGTTAAATCGGAATTAGAAAGGCTTTTATCGTTAAAGTATGATAGCCGATACCATGAAACTCAGCCTAGTGGATTTTGTAATTTTCCAATTCCAAGCGGTGGAAAATACTTATATCAAAACTATTTTTCGCATTTTGAAGCAGAACATAAAATAGTTGATGCTGAACAAAGATTTAAATGGCAGAAAAAATCCGATGTTGCACAAAACCACTTATTTGACTGTAGAATTTATAACATGGTTGTTAAAGATATTTTTGTGGATGAAATCGGTAAAGCATTTAAGGTAAAAAATATAAGTTGGGGCGAATTTGTATCGATTATTGTTAGTCAAATAAAAACATAAAATAAACACATATTCAAGAATTTAACACGTAAAAAAATTATTTTTGGCTTAAAATATTTCTAAAATGAGCGATGCAGTTACATTAGATAGAATTTCCAAAATAGTAGGTTACAAGCTTACAAAAGGAGATTTTAGGGTATCAAGCCCCAATTTACCACAACGAATAGCAATTTTAGCCGAAGCTAATACTGCAAATCAAACCCAAGCTTTAGCAGATGAAGCAGGAAGAGAATTAACCACAAGCCAACAAGCAGGGGAATTATATGGTTACGGTTCGCCAATGCACCAAATTATGCGTATTTTACGCCCTATTAATGGTGGTGGTTTACAAATTCCTATTATAGCTTACCCACAAGAGGAAGCAGATAGTGCAACAGCTAAAACCATTACAATAACTCCAAGCGGTACAGCTACTCAATCAGGAACACATCAAATTGTTATTAATGGTAGAAATGGAGTTGATGGTGGTAGCTACGAATTAAACATCTTATCGGGCGAAACAGCAGCGCAAATAGCGGTTAAAATTGAGGATATTGTAAACAATGTTTTAGGTGCACCAGTTACAGCAAGTGAAGATACGGGAGTTGTAACCTTAACAGCTAAATGGGCAGGTTTAACATCAAACTTAATTAACGTTTCTATTAATACAGGCGAAGTTAGTTTAGGAATTACTTATGCTATTGCAAACGGAACAGCAGGAGCAGGAACTCCAAGTGTAGTACCTGCATTAAGCGCGTTTAACGAAAATTGGAATACAATTGTAATTAACTCTTATGGATTTGTTTCTGCAACTTTAAACGAATTAGAAGCTTACAACGGTAAAGCTGACAATACTAATCCAACAGGAAGATGGCAAGGCGAAATTTTTAAACCATTTATTGCAATTTCGGGTACTGTTTTATCAGATGAAACAGCATTAAAATCTTTAACATCTGGCAGAAAAAATGAAATGACTATTGCATCAGCAGTAGCACCAAATTCAAAAGGTTTACCACTTGAAGCGGCTGCAAATGTTGCATTTTTGTTTGCTCAAAAAGCGCAAAACACTCCGCATTTAGATATTCAATCAGATATTTATCCTGATATGCCAACTCCAGAAATAATTGGAGACTTATCGGATAAAGATGTGAGGGATAGAGTTGTAAAATCAGGATGTTCAACAGTTGAATTATCAGGAGGTAAATATAAAGTTGTTGACTTTGTTACAACTTACCATCCAGTTGGAGAAATTCCGCCACAATTCAGGTACCCAAGAAATATTAATATTGATTGGAATATCCGATATGGTTATTTGTTGAAAGAAGCTACAAACGTAATGGATCATGTAATCGCAAATGATACGGATATAGTTACTGCAAGTAAAGTTGTAAAACCTAAGCAATGGGTACAAATTTTACAAAATTACGCAGAAGATTTATCACGTAGGGCTTTAATTACAGATGTTTCATTTATGCAAAATTCGATAACAGTTGGTATATCTAGTGTTAATCCTGATAGATTGGAAACTTTTTTCCGATACAAAAGAACAGGAACAGCAAGAATTTCATCAACAACAGCAGAAGCAGGATTTAATTTTGGTACAAATAATTAATAAATAAAGATATGGCAATCGGAGGATTTTTAACCGAAGTAACAGCAAACCACCCTACACTAGGGGGGTTTACTTTTTACCCAATGGCAAATGAAGATGTTTCATTTGATCCAATTACTATCATGACTGAAGATGATGAGGAAAGCGTAGATGGTTCGGGTAATCCAGTAAGAAAAATGAAACGTAAATTACCAAAAATTGAATTTACATTGGCTAATGATGTTAATAATCGTGAAGACTGGAACGCAATTAAACAGTTAATGGAAAATCCAGTTGAATCTGATTGGACTTTTTCACATTCAAACGGTAGTGTTTTTGGTGGAAATGGTAAACCAGTAGGTAATTTAGAAGGTAATTTAACCGCGGCAACTTTTCCTGTAATTATATCATGCCGAGATATTAAAAAAATTGCAGGGTAATTTATAAATTAAAAGCTTTAAAATCATGGAAAATTTAGTAAATGAAGAAGTATCACAACAAGAGATAACCAAATGGTTAGATTTTAAACGTGTAAAGCCATCAAGTAGGGAAAATTACAAAGGTGCAATTGATGAATTAGCGAATGCAATTGCCGAGGGTTATTTATCATTGGATGAAAATTTTAATTTAACATTAAAATTAATTTTTCCAATTACAAACGAAATTTCAACAACGGAATTAGTTTTTAAACCTAGGGTAAAAATTGGAGAAATCCAAAAAGCAATGCAAGGCACTAAATCGGATGATGCGCAAGGTATGATTTTGGCAATCGTTTCATGTTTAACCAACAAACCAAAACAATTAATTAAAGAGTTGGATGTTGAAGATTATGGAATTTGCCAAAATATAGCCCTTTTTTTCATTCCGAAGTAGGCAATTATGATGCAGCAATTCATTCTGTTATAGGCACATATAATTGGACGCCAAAAACTATAAATAGTCTGTATTGTGATGATACAGACTATTTTGGTATATGGTACTATTATTTTGAGATTAAAAGGCAGCAAGAAGAATTAAAAAAAAATACTAAAAAATAATGAGCCAACTTACAGTTAATACAGTATTTGCAGCAGTTGATAAGTTTACGAAGCCAGTTAAGGCAATGGAACAATCAACTATGAGTTTTGCTCAAAAAGCAACTGCTGCTACCGCTATGGCTGAAAGGGGTTTTAGGAAGTTAAAAAACAGTGCAGATGATTTAATGCGTTCATCCCTTACAATGGGATTATCAATTGCAGCACCTTTAATTTATGCAACAAAACAAGCTATTGATTTTGAGGATAAAATGGCAGATGTCGCTAAAGTTGCTAATGTTAGTTTGGGTAGTAAAGAGTTTGAAAAATTAGCCGATAATGCTAAAAATTTAAGTGTATATTTAGGTGTAACATCGGAAGATGCAGCAGGATTGTTAGCTAGTTTGGCTCAGGGAGGTGTTGCAATTAAAGATTTAGAAAGAGTTGCAGAAATATCGGGGCGTGTTGGTGTTGCTTTTGGTATTACGTCGGAAATGGCAGGGGAATATTTTATAAAATCTAAGAATGCTTTAGGCGGCAATATCCAACAAACAGAGGAATTGATGAACAGTATCAATATGTTGGGTAATATGTACGCGGCTAAATCATCCGAAATATTAACTTTTATGGCGTCGGGTGGTTCGGCTGTAGCTAGGGCAGCAGATGCGGATGGTAAAGCTTTAGCCGCGTTTGGTACTCAATTTATTTCAATGGGTAAAAGCGCGGAGGAAAGTGCTACAATTATGGAGCGTTTTATAAAAACCACCTTAAAAACATCATCTTTAAAATCTGTTTTTGATAAAGCTGGGGGCGGTGCTAGTGGTATGTTAGCTGTAATTGAAAAAGGGTCGAAATTATCAGGCAATGCGCAAAACGCATATTTCGCACAATTTGGCGAATATGGTTTATCATTACAATTATTAGGTAAAAACTTTACAGATTTACAAGATAAAGTTAAAAATGCTACTAATCAACAAATGATTAGCGGTTCGGTAATGAGTGAATTTAAAAACAGAACACAAACAACCGCATTTAAATTGGCGCAATTAAAAGCCGAATTTAATATTTTAGCCATAGAAGTAGGACAGCAAATGATACCTATTTTAACTGATTTAATTAATACAGTTAAACCATATATTCAAGATGCTATTGAATGGATTAAAAACAATCAAGAAACAACAAAAACAATAATTAAAGTAACCGCTGCATTAGCCGGGTTATCTTTTGCAGTTTCTGGAATTGCGTTTTTAGTTAAAGGATTTACATCTGTAATATGGTTAATGAAGGGCGCATTATTCGCTTTAAACGGTATAATATGGCTAGTAGAAGCAGCACAATGGGCGTGGAATATTGCATTAACAATGAACCCAATCGGAGCAATAATAATGTTAGTAGTAGCATTAATTGCTGCAATCATATCAATCATTTACTATTGGGATGAATGGGGTAGGGCTTTTGTAGCTTTTTCTGGTCCTGTAGGTATGGTAATAAATTTATTCCAGGAGTTATACGAAAATTGGGATATGATTAAAAAAGCTTTTGAAATGGATGGAATTTTGGGAGGTTTTAAAGCTTTGGGGCAAGTGATTTTATCGGGATTACTTTATCCTTTACAGAAAGTTTTAGAGATAGTTGGTTATTTGCCTGATTGGTTGGGTGGTGGATTAGCTACGGATGGCGCAAAAGCAATAGCCGATTTTAGAGCCGATTTAACATCATTTGAACAGTACCAACCAAAACCCGAAGTAATTAATATGAACAATGAAAGAACGCGTAATTTTGTTGAAACGATAAATAATAATGAACGCCAACAACTAGATGTTAATTTTAACAATATGCCAAATGGCGCAACTGTTCAAAGTAGTGGTGCAAACTTTGTAATGCCTAAATTAACCCCATCATTTAATTTTTAAGCTATGGATTTAAGATTAATAGAAACAGGAAAAGGAGGTGATTTATTATTGAATGGTAATGATTTTTTGTGGGCTTTTAGTTTTGAAAATTTTCCATATATTGGAATGTTTGGAGGAAATCCACAACAATCCACCCCGCCAATTAGGATTGAAAGTGAACAAAATTTTGATTTTTGGGGCAATGAATTATTAGGTTTAAACTATAATTCACAAACGGAAAATTTAATAAATTCAGTTGGGTTAAATTCATCAACAAGGATATTAATCGAAAATGCAGTTAAAGAAGATTTAAAATTCATGTTGGAATTTGCAGAAATATCTGTAATTGTTAGATTAGTCGGATTGGATGTAATAGAATTAAACATAAGTATTGTGCAACCTGATAACGGAGTTGAACGAAAATATATATATTTGTGGGATGGGTTGCAGTTGGTAGAAAATTCTGGAACAGGTGGACAAAACGCGCCAAATTTAGAGGGATTACAAGAAGTTTTACAAATTAATTTATAACCGAAATGGCAAAAATAAATTTTGAAAATAAAGAGGATGTTAAATTATCAAGTTTACCGCGTAAAAACAAGGTAATAGCAACAGATATTAACGAAATCAAACAATCGGTAAATGATTTGTATGATGAAGTTGAAGATATTGAAACTACATTAAACTCAGTTGTTGAAGATATTGAAGATGCACAAACTGAATTAGAAAGATTAGAAAACGAAAAACAAAACACTTTAGTATCAGGTGTAAATATTAAAACCTTAAACGGAGATAGTTTATTAGGTGCAGGAAATATTACGATTATTTCCGAAAACTTAGCCACCAACAATTTAACAATTCCAAACGCAACAACAAGAACCTTAACTATTCCGAGCAATAGCCTTGTTGATTTTGGCGCAAATGCAAGGTTTAGAAATAATATACTTGAGCTTCAAAGTGTTACAAGGGGGTTCTTGATGAATAGAGTAACTACAATTCAAATGAATGGCATTGTAGGAATGGCAGATAACGAATTAGTATTTAACACCGATGTTAAAGCAATATTCCGCTACGATGCAACATTATTACAATGGGTGGCTTTATCTTCGGGATATGGAATAATAGCTGTGTATAGTGGCTCGGGTAGTGGAGTGCCTACATTTTTTGCTACTTTACAAAGTGCATTGGAAACTTGCAAAACAAGTGTAGGGTATTTTACGGTAAAGTTGTATTCGAATATTACAATTACAAGTGCAATAGAAATAGATTATACAGGGTCGGGAGTAGGTAAATCTTATCTATTTAGGCAATTAACGATTGATTTTAATGGCTTTAGTGTTACCAATGCACAAGCAAATACAACTGATGCTTTTACTTTACAGTTAAGTAATAGTGCTAGTGTATATCAAAACGTTACTTTTTTAAATGGTATTGTATTAAGAACTAACGGTACAGGAACACATTACGCATTAAAATGCGACCAAACAGGGCGTTTTGGAATTGTTAAAATGTCTAATATGTATTGGTATTGCCAAAATGGACAAACTGCAAGAATTGGGTTAGGGTTATCAACTGCGGTTGATGCTGATAGAGTTTGTGATTTGGGTGGTTCTACTTTTATTTCTAATGCTAGTGGAGCAAGAACTATGACATTACCTAATTCTGCAACAACTGTTAGTAATTTTAGAGTGTACCACACAGGTGCTTTAGATGCCTTATATATGGATACAGGTCGGGCACATAATTTTTATGCTGAAAACACTTCAACTGGTAAAGCAATATTAGCAGTTGGTAGCAACTTTATTATATCAAACTTTGATTGTAAAAGTAATAGCGGAATAGCTTTAGATTTGAACGGTGCAAATGCAGAAGCGCATAATTTTACAGCTAAATCTACAAGCGGTGTTGCTGTTGATGTAAAAGGAACTGCAATAGCAACACTATTCAAGGCTGATACAGGTAACAACCACGCATTAAGGGTAGAGGGTAACTCAATTGCAAAAGATGCTTATTGCCAAAATAATAGTGCTACTTTAGCTGCAGTAACTGCAACTGATTACAATAGACTACAAAATATTGAAGGTATTAACTTAGGAGCAAGTTTTGGAGGTAGAATACAACAAGCTCAAGCACTTAGAGGCGCATTAAGAAGTTGTACTTTTATTTCAATTGGTGGTATAGGGGCTGAAATTATAAGCACAACTAACAATGTAAATGCGGATAACTGTAATTTTGAAAGCCAGTTGGATAGTTCAAGTGGTCACGCTTTAAGGGTTCAAAGTGTAAGTAGTGGAACATTTACATTGACTAAATGTAATTATACAGTTCGAAATTCAGGCGCAAATTGTTTAAATGCAAGTGGGGCAACTACTGTAAGGGTTGGTTATAACACGCATAATAATGTGGCTAGTACGCCAGTTAACGCAAATATTACTTTAGCAACTTTAGGAAAAATTGACATTTAAAATATAAAATATGGATTTTGAAATTTACAACGGAATAAACGAGGTTACAGGAGTAACTGAAAGAATAGTATTCAAAGGTATGGCTTTGGATGTCGGGTATAATGGTAAGGCATTTATCACTATTCATTATGTATTCGAAACTATTGCAAATGGTGTGCTTTTAACCACTCAAAACGGTGGGTATAGATTAGACCAAGATGCAATAAGTATAGATAAATTTGGTACTATTTTACCGAAGTTAGATAGCGAGGGTAATCCTATGTTAGATGAAGAGGAAAATATAATTCCACGTGTTGATGCTTGTACTCAATTTATAACAATGCTTTACGCTGGTTTTTTTAATACCTTAAAAGCAGGAATTTTAGAATATGAAAACAAAATCTAACTTAGAGCGTGTTGCATTTATAGTACTAATGGGTATATTTATGTATTTATTTTTCGTTAAATGCAAAACAAATAAAAAGTTAGATTTAAAAAATAAACCTAACTATCCTTATTATTATGAATAAAGAGGAAAAGCAACTATTAATTCAAGAAACTTTAGAATACGCAAGGTTGATTAAACTTAACAGCGTATTAATGGATTGTTTAAAGGAAGCTTTGTATTCAACGGAGTGGGATTTTACAAATCCAGACCATTACGATGGATGCACTGGGGTTGATGAATTACATTACAACGCATATCCTCCTGATTGTTTAATACATGATTTTCATTGGAAAACAGGAAGAGGGGGAATAGTTGCTGATAGTATTTTTAAAGATATTATGAAAGCAATGGGGCGTTCAAATCGAATAATTAAAAAAAGATATAAAGGCGTTCGGTTAGGATGGATGTTTTGGTACAAATGGAAACATAAGCTAAATGGCAACGTTCAAGAATTAACAAACGCGATGAAAGTTTATAAAATATTAAATTTTTAGATTAAATTTGAGGAATGATAAATATACCAACAACCCAACAATTATTTAATTCGATTAAATTAAATATTGAAGCCGAATTAAATATACAAATTCCTACTTTTGGAAAAACTTTTCTATTTGCCCTTTGTTTAGTTTTAGCGGGAACTTTAAAATTATTTTACCTTACTGTTGGTAAAGTACAAAAAAATATTTTTGTGGATACAGCAGACAGCGAATTAAAGGGAGGAACTTTAGAACGTTGGGGGCGCGTAAAATTAGGTAGAAATCCATTTCCTGCAAGAGCCGGACAATATGAAGTTGAAATAAATGGGGAAATTGGATTTACAATTCCTGCGAATACTACATTTAAATCGGATGATACATCATTTAATCCAGGTATTTTATTTGTTTTAGATGCGCCCTTTACTTTTGCATTAACAACAGAAACGATTACTTTACGCTCATTAACAGCAGGGTTAACAAGTAAATTACAAATAAACGATACTTTAACAGCAACAGCCCCATTAGCAGGGGCGAATGAAAATGTAATTGTAACAGCTGAAACCGTACAACCATTAGAAGCTGAAACATTAGAAAGATACAGAGAATTAACCATTGAAGCATTCCAATTAGAACCACAAGGCGGAGCAGGAACAGATTACAGATTATGGGCTAGTGATGCCGAGGGAGTAGCACAAACTTATCCATACGCAAAAAGTGGCGAAAGTGGAGTTGTTGAAGTATTTGTTGAAGCGGTTTTAAGTGCATCTACGGACGGAAAAGGAACGCCAACAGCATTAATTTTAGATAATGTAAGGGATGTAATAGAGTTTAATCCAAATACTGATTTACCAATATATGAAAGAGGGCGCAGACCTTTAGGAGTTAAAGATGTTGAAGTTAAAGCAGTAAATATAAGCGATGTTACAGTTACAATTAACGATAGTGAATTTACAACGGAACAAGAAAATTTAATTAAAAGTTCAATTCAATCTTACATCCAATCGGTACGCCCGAAAGTTGATAGTATTAAAATTGATACAAACGATGTTATTCGATTAAATTCTATTATTTTTGCAATAGAGAATGCAGTTACTGGAGTTAATTACGGAGCAGTTGAATTTACTGTAAATACAGTTAACATTCCTGTTTTATATACTTTAGATAAAGGCGAAATTCCATTCATTGATTTATCGGATATAACATTTGTGCCATAATGATTTTTAATATAGATAAAATAATCAAATTAAAACAGCAACTTTACCCTAAGGGTAGGGCTTTTGTTTTTGATGAAAAATCTTATTTATACGCATTTCACAAAGCAATTGCCGAGGTTTTAAAAAATGGTTATAACGATGCAAAATCAATATTAGATAGTATTTTACCTGATAACGATAGATTTTCGGAATTAGATGCAAGTCAATGGGAGCGTAGATTGGGTTTAATTTCAAATCCAAATGTTAGTTTATCGGATAGAAAAAAAGCTATTTTAAGAAAGTGGCAACATCCGGGACAAATTGCACCGCGCCAACATAGATTATTTATCGAAAATCAATTACAATTAGCAGGGTTTAATGTACGTGTTTTTGAAAATAGATTTTATGATGGGTTAGGAAATATTGTTTCATTAAATGTTGATGATTTTTTATGGTTACAGCATGGAACTTTTGAACATGGGGAGTATGAACATAATCAATTTAATGGTAATTATGAAGTAATTGCTAATTACATAGATGAATTAAGGGATGCTACTTTTGATACTGGTGCAGATTTATTTAGTACATTTTTTATTACAAATGATAATTTCGGAACTATAGATAATTTTGGAGTTACAATTCCTACTACAGGAATAAATATTGATGATATTCGGGTAGATGTTTTAGAAGTTAGAAAAAAAGAATTTAGGCAATTATTATTAAAATTAAAACCAACTCAAACAGTTGGATATTTATTTGTAAATTACGTATAAGATGAAAAAGATAACAGACAAAGTTAATACGAATGGTCCTAGTAACGGATTACCATTTGGAACAATTAGAGATAGAATTAATAATGTACAAGGAGGTACGCCAGTAAACACAGATGTTTATTCTGATATGCATCAATTTTTCCAACAATTAGCAAGTGTTGGAAGAGTTCATCCAAACGGACAATTGGAAAATGCTAATGGTGGTTTTCAGTTGATGGATGCTTTATTTTCGGCAATTACATCTGTAATTAATCCGAATGTATCAAACGATTTTTTAACGGATGATAATCCTGCTGAATACAACGGTGCATCATTAAGAATTTGCTATGGTGGTGGATATTTTTTTAGGTGCCATAATACAGGCTCAAAATCTTCAATCATGCGTTCATTTGATTGTGTTAAATGGGAAATTGTATTCGATATAGTTACTATTGGTAATTATGTAATTTGGGATATTGATGCGGATAATAATGGTAATGTAATGGCAATTACAGGAACCAATAAAGTATTGTATTCAGATGATTACGGAGCTACATTTAACGAAGTTACAATTGATGCAAGTTTTAATGCAGTTGGAAAACAAAAAAGAAGAATTAAGGTTTTACCCAACAACAGATACATTTTGTCTCAATCAACAGAATTAAGAAATGCATCATCCGAAAGTAATATTTTGCTTATCAATTCGAGTGGAACAACTTTAACTGGCGGCGGTGTAACTCCTTTGTTTGAAATTAATGATATTGGAGTTAATTTAGAATTAGAAGTTATAATGATTTGTGGTTTTAACGGACTTAACACTTCAAAAGCATTTTATTCAAATAATTTAAGTGGTACATTTTCAAACACAATTTCACATACAGCAATAGGCAATGATTTTGTATCAATTGCTCCATTTACTATTAACCAAAATTATAGTGATAATTCCATTAGTAGAAGCGGTTTTATCATAGTTACAAATAATGCGTTTAACAGCAGTACATTAGGTTTAGTAATTGATTTTGTAGGTGGTTCGGATGTTGTTACTGAAAGAAGTTTAGCGAATAAAAACTATTTTGGCGTTAAATATGGAAATGGTAGAATAGTATTAGGTGCAGGAACTGGATTAGAACAATCTTTTAATTTTTTAGAAAGCGTAGCAACCTACGATAGTAAATTACCTGCATCAACATCGGATTTAGCTTTTGGGTTAAACACTTTTGCTTTTTGCGGTGGTTACGCATCTACTCCAAAATTTGTATAATGAATTTTAACATAAATAGTATTGATGTTGTGCATCTTACCAACAAATTGGAAAAGATGCATAAATCAGTATTACCACGTACAGTAAGAGAAACTTTAAATTATGCAGCATTGCAAGATACAAAGCAAGATACAATGCTAAAATCTGCAAAGAAAAATTTTAAAGATGAACGAACAAATTTAAATTTTTTCAAAGCTAATTCAAAAGTTAATTTTGCTAAAGGGTGGAATGTTAACACAATGAAATCCGAAATAGGATTTAAAGCTACAAAAACTAAAACAGATAGAGCAGTTGAAAACTTAGAAAAGCAAGAGTTCGGAGGAACAATAAAAGGTAAAGCGTATATTCCATTAAGACAAGCAAGAATAGGAGGAAAATGGGGTAAAGTAGTTAAACAACAATACAGAATATCCGAAATAAAAGATAAAATTGTAGATAGCAACAACAATAAAAAGGGTAAAAATAGAGGGCAAAAATTCATTTTATCATCTATAAAAGCAGGTATTGGAGGTTTTGTAATTGGAGGTGAAAAAGGAAGAAGATTTTTATTTGAGGTTAAAAATATATCCAAATTAAAAGGACAAACAAAAGTTAAAACAACAGCTTTATATTCTGTGAAAGGTGGGCGAAAAGTAAAAGCTAATCCCACTAATTTTATGAGTGAAGCACAACATCAATCGGTTACTAGAATTGAGAAAAATTTTATTAAATTTGCAAATATTAATATTCAAAAATACAAATTTAGATGAGTTGGTTAGAACGGATTAATTCTGAGTTTATAATTAAATGTGGAGATGGTAGAGAATACCGCCCATTATGGATGAACGCGGTTAAATCCTATGAATTTAATGTGAATGAATTTGAGTTTATTAATCAAAGAGGGGCAAAAGTAGAACGTGAAGAAGTTAAAGCAAGAAGATTTAATTTAACCCTACATTTTGAGGGGGAAAACGTATTAGATATTTCTGATAATTTCGAGCGTTCAACATTCGATAAAAGACCATGGACAATTACTCATCCAATGTACGGACAATTAACCGTACAGCCATTGGGTTTAAATTTTGATAATAGTAAATTTAACGTTACTACAATTACCTGTACAGTAGTAGAAACGTTATTAGATAATTTCCCACAAACAAATGATGACTTTGTGGATATAATCGAGCAACGCACAAATGTTACTAATGAAGCTTTAGCGAGTGCTTTAGAAAGTGAGGAATTAAGCTCATCCGATTTACAAGAAATACAACAACAACAAAGAAGTTTATATAATCAGGGTAAAAATATAGCAACTGGATTGGATGCCGAAACTTACTTTAATTTGTTCAATGATGCGAATAATTTTTTATTTGTAGCACAAGATAATCCAATTCAATCTATTATTGCAACTCAAAGATTTATTTTGGCTCCTGCTAATTTCATTTTATCAGTTAGAACCAGGCAAAATATTTTAACCAGGCAATTTTTAGAGTTATTAAATTTTTTACCGAGGGCTTTAAATCGTTCCAAAAAAATGATATTCCAATCCAATGGAGGTACATTAATTAGCGCAAAAGCCTTAACATTATCAAAGCCCGATTTGAGTGTGGATTTTAAAACAGGGGTTGAAGTGTTAAATTATGCTCAAATATTACATACAGATTTAAATACTTATCTAACATCAATCGAAAGCTTACAGACGGATAACGGAGGGGAATTAGATAGTTATATACCTAATTACGAACCTATCAAAGAATTAGTCGATTTGGTTAATTATACGGTGGTTAATTTGATTAATATTGCTGTAAATTCAAAAACTGAAAGAAGTATCATTTTAAATTACGATACTAATGCAATTGAATTAACCCACCGATTATACGGTTTGGATGCCAACGATAATAATTTAAATGATTTGATTAATCAAAATGATTTAAGTTTTGATGAATTATTAATTATTCCACAAAATAAAAAAATAGTTTATTACGTGTAAAATGGAATTACTTTTAAACGGATCAAGATACGATTTTTTTAACGATATTGATGTAACATTATCTTTTGATAGTGTAGCATCAACTTTTGGTTTTAGTTTTTTACCAAATGATTTTAAAGATTTGAAATCCGTTTTAAAATATCCAAGTGTTAAAGTAATTGAGGGTAGAGAAACTTTAATTTTCGGAACGATAATCAATAATACTTTTAATTCAAAACCTACAAAATCACTTACAGCAATTTCGGGATATTCCAATACTGGTATTTTGCAGGATTGTACAACGCCTGTAAATATTTATCCTTTACAATCGGATAATTTAACTTTGCTACAAATTGCAAGAAAATTAACACAACCGTTTAATGTTGGGGTTGTTGTGGATAGTTTGGTGCAATCCGAGGTTAATCAAGTATTCGAGAAGTCCGAATTAAATGCAACAGAAACGATAGCATCTTATTTGTCAAGTTTAGCAACTCAAAAAAATATCGTTTTAAGCCACGATAATAAAGGGAATATTGTATTTACCAAAGCAAAAACAAATCAAAAGCCAGTAGAAACATTAACTACTGCTTTATCCATGCAATTATCCATAAACGGACAACAATTGCACCGCACTATTACAGTTGTAAAACAACCCGATACAGATGGAGGAAATGCGGGACAATCAACAATTACAAACCCTTATTGCTCAATTAACCGCACAAAAACAGTTACCCAAAATAAAGGTAATGATAACGATACAAGTTTAGTTGCTAGGGCGGTTTTAGGGGCTGAATTAAAGAATATAAAACTTACCATATCATTGGATAGATGGGTAGATGTTAACGGTAATTTATTTAAACCTAACACATTGATAAGTGTAATTAATGAAGATTTACTTATATTTGACAAAACAAACTTTTTTATTGAAAGTGTAAATTTTGTTAGAAACTCAAATGGAAAAAGTTGTACGTTAAATTGTGTATTACCTGCTGTGTATGATAATACTAAAGTTGTAAATATTTTTGAATGATTAATTTAGTTAAAATAATAAGTAATAGTGTTGTAAGTGGTAAACGTATTTTAAAGTTTTTAAAATATGGTTTATCCGATGTTAGAACCGCGCCCGAAAGTGCGCCATGGGGTATTGATTGTAATGCGCCAAAAGATGCTATTGCGGTTTATGTAAAAACTGAACACAATGGGGATGATGTGATTATAGGGTACATAAATAGAAATCAGTTAGCAGAAATTGGAGGTTTACGATTATATTCCGAAAATGGATATATGTATTTGCGCCAAAATGGAAATTTAGAATTGTTAGGAAATAGTAATTTTGCTGTAAAATATAATGAATTAGAAACTGCTTTTAATGAGGTAAAAAACGATTTAAATACATTAAAAAATTTATTTAGTTCATGGGTAACAGTTCCAAGTGATGGGGGTGCATCCTTAAAAATAATTACAGCAACATGGAGCGCAACTCCATTAATCGAGCAAATCGAATTAAGTAAAAACGATAAAATTAAAACTAATGGTTAAATCTGTTACATTCAATAGCGCAGGTATTTATATCGAAAGTGCAACATCTATCCAAGATAAATTAACAAGGGTAAACGCTATTATTACCGCTTTGTTAGAGGTGGCAATTAAAGCTGCTGAAACTGGTAATATTAATGAATACCAATTGGATAGTGGGCAAACCAAAATACGAACTAATTATACAGGACCAGAACAAGTTTTTAAATCTATCGAACATTTTGAAAGATTAAAAACATATTACGAAAATAAATTAAATGGGCACTCATTTAGGTTAATGGATGCTAAAAACTTTATTCCAAGACAATGAAAATACTAGGTATAGAAATTCCGTTTACGGAAAAGGCAAAAGACGTTAAGCAAATTGAAAAAGTTGAAGAACCGAATGCGCGTGTTTTTAACGGTGGGCGTGTAATCAACAATATTGTTTTTGATGGCGAAAAGAACTTAGGCGAAATAGGGCAATTAACAAATTACCATATTGATTATTATGGGTTACGCACACGATCATGGAAAGCTTATTTAGATAGTGATATTGCGCAAACTGTAATTAAAAAATATACTAAATGGGTAGTTGGAGCAGGTTTAAAATTACAAGCCGAGCCAAACAAAATGGTATTAATGCAGGAGGGTTACGACGTAACAAACGAAGCTTTAAACAATAATATTGAAGCGCGTTTCAAGGTTTGGGCTAAAAGTAAGATGGCTTGTATTAACAACGAAAATACATTCCACCGTATAATGAATACAGCGTATATTAATGCGGTTGTTGGTGGGGATGTTTTGGTAGTTTTGCGTGTAATCAATAAAAATTTAAAAATTGAATTAATTGATGGTGCAAATTTGCGTACTCCAGTAAGTTCGCTTTTGGATCCAAACTTTAAAAATGGAGTTCAAACGGATGGAAATGGTAAAGTAATTGCATACCATGTAAGCAAGAGGAATAATTTACTTGAAACAACAGAAATAAAAGCTTATAACAATGGCTTTAGAGTTGCTTTTTTATTCAAAGGTTTGCATTATCGTTTATCCGATAATAGAGGTTTACCGATTATTTCTGCTGTACTAGAAAGTATTACAAAATTAGATAGATACAAAGATGCAACAGTATCAAGCGCAGAGGAAGTGAGTAAAATAGCTTATCAAGTTGTTCATCAAGCTTATTCAAGTGGCGAAAACCCAGCATCTAAATTATTATCAAAAGCTTATGATATTGGAGGGGGCGAAAGTGGAAATATACCAACTACGGATGATGGCACTCAATTAGCAACTAATATTGCTGCAACAACTCAAAGACAAGCATTTAACAATCCAGTAGGAGCAGAAATTAAACCGATTAATTCCACTACAAGAGAACTTTATTTTAAAGATTTTTTCAGTGTAAATGTTAATTTAATTTGTGCTGCTTTAGCCGCGCCACCTGAAGTAATGTTATCCAAATACGATAGTAATTTTTCGGCATCAAGAGCAGCTTTAAAAGATTGGGAACATACATTGAATGTTGAACGTTCATTTTTCCAGGAGGAATTTTTGCAGTATGTTTATGATTTTTGGTTGTACATTGAAGTTTTAAAAAACAAATTAAATGTAAATGGAATTTTAAAAGCAGTTGCTGAAAATAATGAGTACGCATTTAATGCATTTACTCAATGTAGATTTGTTGGTGCAAATGTTCCACACATCGACCCATTAAAAGAAGTAAAAGCAGAAAGGGAAAAATTAGGAACATCAGGGCAACATATACCATTAACAACGGTGGAACAAGCAACCGAAAGTTTGAACGGTGGCGACAGTATGGCAAATATGGAGCAATACGCAGATGAATATAAAAAATCAGTGGATTTAAATATACCAACTGGTAAAGAAAATTCAACTGAAACTATAATCGAGGAATAGGGGGGCGTTTATTTTTCGCCTTTTCTTCCTCATGAAATTCTCTCATTTTCTGTTTAACAAATTGGGATAGAGTTATTCCCCTTTTGTGCAAAATAGCCATTACATCATTTTTTAAATCAGTAGGTATGTTTGTAACATCTATCCTACTGAACATCTTATTTTGTTTATCCATATTGCAAATTTAATTAAAAACATAAAATAAACACATAATTTATTTTAATTTTTTTCTTGTTTTTATATTTGTTGCAATATGGCAAAAGAATTATATTTATATAACCCTATTTACAGCTTTGTAGCCGAGGAGGTAATCAAAGAGTTAAACGCATCTATGGATGATAACGTTACTTTAAGATTAAACACTCCTGGCGGTTCGGTATTTGCAGGATGGGGAATTATTGCCAAAATGAAAGAACACGGCAAAGTGACTATTAAAGTAGATGGTTATGCTGCAAGTATGGGCGCGTTCATGTTGTTGTTTGCGGATAAAGTAGAGGTAAACGATATTACTAAAATAATGTTGCACCGTGCAGATGCTTATGCTGAAAATGAAGAACAAAAAGCTTTTTTACGTTCAGTGAATAAAGATTTACGCGCTAAATTGGAACAAAAAGTTGATAGCGAAGCATTTAAAACTGTTACTGGTTATAGCTTTGATGATATGTTTACAGAAGATAAACGCATAGATGTTTGGTTGGATGCAAAACAAGCTAAAAAAGTAGGCTTAGTTGACAAAATAAACAAGTTAGATGCAAAAGAATTAGAAGCATTTAGCACCGAAATGTTTAATATTGCGGCTAAATTAAATAGTAAAGAAGTAGTAAATCCAGAAAAACCAATAAATATGAATATTGAAAAATTAAAGGCTGAACATTCTGATGTTTACGCTCAAATTTTTGCTTTAGGACAAAAGGCAGAAAACGACCGCGTACAAGCGTGGTTAACTTATGTTGATGCAGATGCAAAAACAGTTACAGAGGGAATTAAAGGTAATGAAGCTCCTAGCTTAGCAGTTCAGGCTGAATTAAACCGTAAAGCATTTTCTATTGAAGCTTTAAAAAACTTAGAAAGCCAAAACCCTCCAAAACCTGAAACTCCTGATGCTACTACAACAGAAAAAACAGCAGAGGAATTGAAAGCTGAAAGCATCAAAAATGATTTGTACAAACAATTAAATTTATCTAAATAATGAGTACAGCTAATCAAGTATTATTAACTGGCAGCCAGTCAATAATCAACTACGATACAACTAAATTGTTTTTGTTTGGTAACAGATACAAAGAAGTTGTTTACACTAATTCTACAGGTTCGGAAGTTACTTTACCAGCAGGTTTAGTAATGGGTAGAATTGCAGCAACGGAAAAAGTTGTGCCAATTGCAAAAGCTGCATCGGATGGCTCACAATTTCCAGTAGGTATTAATGTTAAAGCGGTTACGGTTGCAAATGGTGCTACTGTTAATTTAACAATTTGCGTTGCAGGAGATGTTGAAAAATCATTAGTATTATTTCCTGTAGGAACTGATTTTGATGATGTTGTAGCATTAAAAACAATCGAGGATAGAATTATGAGCGATACAGCAGGTATTTTCTTAATCGAAACCGAGCAATTAACTGGATTTGATAATCAATAATTTTAAAAAAAGGATATGAATTTCACACAAGCAAGAGCATTATTCACACAGGCATTAGTGGATGTGTACAGAGATATTACCCCAGTTAAAGGTTTTGGGCGTTCATTTTTTAGAGATGAATTGAATTTAACCAAATTGGCTAAAATTGAAGTTGAAAGAGGTTTTGAATTTGTTGCAGTTGATGTTTTAAGAAACAGCGACGGTAACGCAAATCAGGCAAGTCGTTCAACTGAAAAAATTATCGAGCCACCTTTTTATTCAGAGTGGTTACCTTTAAATAGTTTGGATGCGTACGATAGAGTTTTAGCAAATCCTAGTGAAACTTTTGAGTTAGCAGCTTTAACACGTGAAGCAGGACAAAAAACCGCGAAATTACGTGATAAAATTGAAAGAGCGTACGAATTACAAACATGGCAAGTTTTCAAAAACGGTATCGTAACTTTATCTAAAGTGGCTCAAATTGACTACAAGCGTAAAGCTTTATCAATGGTTGATTTAGGAGGTTCGGATTACTGGACACAATCAGGCTCAAATCCAATTGCAGATTTAGAAAAAGGTTGTAATTTTTTACGTACTGTAGGTAAATCGAATGGTGGTGTGGTTAATGCAATTATGGGTTCTAAAGCTTTAGATGCGTTTTTAAACAATGCAAAAGTTAAAGAAATTGGCGAATTAAGAAGAATTGATTTAATCACTATTAAATTAGAGCAAAGAAACGCATTAGGCGCATCTTTATACGGTGCAGTAACAGTTGGCGCATATACTGTAATGATTTGGACTTACCCAGAGTTTTACGATGTAATGGAGGGCGGTGTTATTGTAAGCAAACCTTATGTTGATGTTAACGATGTGATCATGTTACCAGAAGCGCCAAGATTTGTAATGAGTTACAACCAAGTGCCACAATTATTAGGCGATACTTATGTTCCACAAACAGGAGCTTATTTATTACGTGAAGAAATTGATGTACAAAAGAAAGCTCATAAAATGTATGTTGAAAGTGCAGGTATTGCAATACCAACAGCAGTTGACCAGATATACACTATCAAAGCAACTAACGTAACTAACTCATAAATAAAAAAGCCCTGCTAATAGTAGGGCTTTTTTATAAAAAAACTCATATTATGAAAAAGTTTAAAGTTTTAGCGGATAGCATTTCATGGATCGGGGCAAAGGCATTTAAAAAAAATAATATAGTTACCGAAAATGATTATCCAAATCATGAGGAATTAGTTAGAAGAGGTTTTTTAGAATTGGTTAAAGAAGTTGAAGAAACTGAAAAACCTATTGAAATACCAAAAAAAACTACTCCTAAAAGAAAAACAACAAAGTAGCTTTTCCATGATGCTTTAGTTTAAAATAGGGGTGTAAAAACTCCTATTTTTTTTTATTAAAAATCTACTCCATGAATTTACTAGATGCCATAAAAAGGGATATTGCTCAAATCCAAAATAACAGTAATGAATATGCAGTTGTTTGTACGTTTACACGTCCTAATAATTCCGTATTTACCGTTAAAGGTGTACACACAAAACATCATTTAGGGGTTGATACCGATGGTTTACCTATCAACTCAAAAACAGCATCAATATCGTTTTCGGAGGTAAATTTGCCTAATGGAGTAAGTGTAAGAAATAATGCAAATGAAGTTCGAATGATAAATTGGAGGGTATCGGTTAAAGATAGTACCGGGGCAAATGCTCAATATATAGTTAGGGAGGTTTTTCCCGATGAAATGTTAGGCACAATAGTTTGTATTTTGGGCGATTATGCTTAATTTTGAAGTATGGGACAATTAGCAATAGCACCACTACAATCATTTGAATTAATAAGGGATAGGATTGGTTTAATTTTAGCAGATGAATTTGCAGACCAGACTATTACTCCATTAATCTACAAGGAGCGAATGATACCGTTTGACAAAACGGATTTAGAAGCCATCAATATTAGCTTAGACATGGCAGATTACCAAGATAAAAGCGCACTTCATTACGTTGGTAATTATACTTTTCACATTGATGTTTACGCCAGTTCCAAAACAACTTCACAAGGCGCAGCAGATACCGCATCCAAATTAAAAATGCAAAAAATTATAGGAATTGCAATGTATATTTTACGTGCAACTCCTTACATAAATTTATTATTTCCACCTCCTTTTATTGTTAAAACAATGATTACAAGGGTGCAAATTGCAGATAATAATAACAATCAAGATGCTATTACCGTATCTATGGGTAGGATTGTTTTCGAGGTACACGCAAATGAAAGCAATGCGTTTGTACAAGGTTTAAACTTAGTTTCATCAATTACGAATGTTAAATTACATGAAACAGATAAGGG